GAAGAATGGATGTTCAATATTTCTATCGCCATCGACATACTTAGGCAAGAGCCACACGCTAAATGCTTTCTTGTGTTCATCGCTAGGTTTGTCCATCGGCGTGAATAAATCTTTTTGCCAAACATAATTGTAACCTTCGGCTGGATCATATTTTCCCCAACCAAATTTCATGGTGGTGGTATCAATCATCAGATAATTAATATCTAGTTCTTCTTTGTTTCTGTACCAGCTTTTAGTAGCTGCCTTGTGTGATATATATGGACTATCTTCGCTGTCCACAATGAATGGATTAGTCATTTTTTACTCCTTCTTGTATTAGTTGTGTGAATGAATTTGTTAATAGATCAAGATTCTCTAAATAAAAAATATCAAATGGTAATTCAGGTAAATCAAATAAAATTCGCAACTTACAATTCAATTGGTGTGTGTTGTGACAATATTCGACAAACAGAAAGTCACTATCATAATGATTGTGACCATTTGGCTTTTTATCTTCCATCTAAATCTCCTTAATTTTTAAAGATAATAAAACTTTTTTTTATTTAGTGTCAAATAAATTTACAAAAATTATTTATAATAATACTTGTAATATGTAATAGTATCTGTAATATATAAACTATAATTTATAAAAAAGGAGAAAATTATGAAAGAAATTACTAAAAGAGAGTGGCAAAAATTCAACTCAATAATGGACGAAATTGATTTTGTTAAAGAATGGATTTCAAACGCTATTGTGATCGAACCACAATTACCAGAAATGGAAAATAAGTTGAAACAACTTGAAGAAGAATTGGCAGAGTTTAAAGCTACATTAAGTAATTAAGGAGAAAATTATGGTTTATAAAATAGAAGGTTATGCAAATAGACTGATACTTGACGAGAATAACACATTAGTTGCAACTTATCGTCAATTACCTAATCACATAGCATCTGAAATCATGCTTAAAACTGCTGTTTCTAAAGAAGTTAGAGATGCTTTCTTACAACGCTTACACACTTTGGTTGATAAAAAACTTTTGGCACACGATCCTGTGAAGAATGTTTTTTTTGTTAGTCCTAAAATAAGCGGTGGTGGGGTAAGTCTAAATAACAACCGTTACCCAACTAAATTGGTAAAATTTTTAAATAAATAAGGAGAAAATTATGAGTATGAAAGATTATTGGATAAATGACCCAGATCAAGAAGGACAAAACTTGTCAGATGAATATTACGCTGAAATAGAACCTTTGTATCACGGTTATCAAATACTGAAAGAAAATTTTAACGAAAATTTTGTACAGTATCTTGAAGAAGCTTTTGCAAAAGCATCAGCAAAACTTTATCAACAAGAGCAAGATAAGAGAAAATTATGAATAAAAAAATAGACTTTTCATACAAAGAATATAGAACCGACTTTGAACTTTTTTATGGGCAACTTTACTATGACTATCGTAAAGAATGTGATCTTGAGCAACGATCTTTTCTTACCCAAAAAAAATGGTTGTTGCAAAATTATGTATTCATCGTGCAACAGTACGAAAAAAGTAGGAGAAACAAATGATCTTAATAAAAGTTAAATACGACAATGCTTGGCTACCACCCATGCAATACAACGACAAACAACAAGCAATCATTAAGTACAACAAACTTATTGCTGCTGGACATATCGTGGAGTATATCGACAATGAGCAATAGCGAAAACGAACGTATTTGGGAAAAGTTTTATGAAGAAGCAAAAGAAAAAGGTATGAAACATCAACAAGCGATGATCTATGCCAATGTACAGTTTGGTAAATTAAAAGAAGCATGAGATTTCAAGTAAAAGGACACGCTATCTTTGGCACTTATGCCAAGACCTTGAATGGCAAGATAGTTATACAAGATGAAGAAACTCATAAGTATGTTGCTTATGATAGATCACAATTAAGGAGAGTACATGACAAAGACTACTGACAGAAAGAAAGTTAGATCAGATCACAAACTAGCTAACTCTTGGCTTAAAGCTGGAGAGAAACACACTGAAAACTATGAGCAGTTTAAAAAAGATTTAGCACCAATTATTAAGGATATTAGAAAAGATGGCATCAATACTTTACAAGGTATTGCCGATGAATTGACCAGACGTAAAGTAACGACAAGATCAGGCAAGACCAAATGGTATGCTTCGCAGATTAGAAATTATTGGGATAAATGACAATAAAAATATTTCAAGGAAATTGCTTAGATAAATTAAAAGAGCTGCCGAAGCAATCCATTAATACTTGTATTACCAGTCCACCTTATTTTCGACTCAGAGATTATCAGAAGGATGAACAGTTTGGCTTAGAAGAAACACCAGAAGAATTTGTTAATAACTTAGTAAAAGTATTTAGAGAAGTAAAAAGAGTATTGACAGATGATGGAACTGTTTGGCTCAATCTTGGTGACACTTTTTTAAAAAATAAACAGTTAGCTTGTATTCCTTTCAAAACAGCTATTGCCTTGCAACAAGATTGGTATTTACGACAAGACATCATTTGGCACAAACCGAATCCATTTCCAGAAAGCGTTACAGATCGTTGCACGAAAGCACATGAATATATTTTTTTGTTGAGTAAGAGTTCAAAGTATTACTTTGATAACGAAGCAATAAAAGAAGATAGTATTTATGCACCAAATAAAACTAACGAAGTTGAAAGAGCAAAAGGTTATTACAAAGGCAAATGGTCTAATCCAGAAAAAGGCAGCAGACACGATGGTAGCTTCAAAGCCATAAGAGAAAAACGCAACAAAAGATCAGTTTGGACAGTTGCAACCAAATCATTCAAAGCAGCTCACTTTGCAACTTTTCCAATGAACTTAATAGAACCATGTGTCTTGGCTGGTTGTCCAGAAGGCGGCACAGTTCTTGATCCTTTTGGTGGTAGTGGTACTACTGCCATTGTCGCTAATAACCATAATCGAAATGCAATATTAATTGAACTTAATAAAGAATATATTGAAATTGCAAAAAAAAGAATAGACGATCAAGGCAGTATGTTTACAGATTTAGAAATAATAGGAGAAGTAAATGTCCGATAAAAAATACGAACAGTATAGAGTAAGTGCAGTAGGTAAATTAACACCAGACTTTGAGCCATCATGTTCAGTAGTTTGCGATATATTTAACGTCAATCCATATTGCAATCCCAATGAAAGATTAAAACTTTGTCACGCTGCTATGCAAGGTAAAGACATTAACATTGAAACTAATAATTTTATGGATATGGGTAATAGATTAGAAAAAGCTATAGCTTTAGCTGCCTTTGATCGTATAGGTTTATTGGACATACAATTAGAAGTTACAGAACCAGTAAGACATCCTAGTATTACTTTGAATGGTTCTGTAGATTGTTATGGGGTAGCTGATAATTTATTTGTGAGTAAAGATACCGACAAAGGTTTTTATCTACCAGAAAAAGCCGATGATGAAGGTATTAAAATAAATGGTAAAGGTATTATTGAAATCAAAGCTACCAATGCAGCTCACCAAGAAGCACCACCCCTTTATCGTGGGGTATTGCAAGTCAAAGCATTAATGGCTTGTACTGGCTTAGATTGGGCAGTAATAGCTATTCTAAATGGTACTGATCTAAGGTGTTATTTCTACGAAAGAGATTTAGTTTGGGAAGCAGAAGAACTAGAACCTAAGATTAGAGATTTTAATAATAGAATTGCTAATTGTGATTATTACTCACCTTTTGATACTAAGGATGCAGCACGAATCAATCCTCAAGACAATGGTGAAACAACTGAACTAACTAAGACAGCACAAAAACACATTGATAACATTGAAACTTGGGAAGCACAATTAAAAGATTTAACTGATCTTATTCAAAACTCTAAGACTAAAATTATGGAAGAACTGGCTACTTCACAACAAGGTTTTTCTAAGACACATCAAGTAGTTTGGAAAACTGTTAATTACAAAGCACAACCAGAAAAAACAAAGGTAATACCAGCAAAAGATGCTTATACACAAAGGAGATTTAGTATAAAAAAACTTGAAAAATAATTAAAATAATACTTGTAATTTATAATAGTATCTGTAATATATACATATCGGCTTGTTGATTAAACGATTTAAAACTTAAAGATAATCAAACTTCTTGAAGAATTAAGAACAAAAAAAGTTCACGATAGTTTTTTAAAAGATTAAAACTAGATTGCTTATAGCATAATTAACTCAACGACTATACTGCTAGAATAAATGAATCCTTAAATGGATTGAGATAAACAAATATTTATTATTGGGATTAGGAAATTAGATTCATCTACATAAATATAGAGTCAGTTTATCTGCCATGCTAGATCAAAGGTTATTGTTTTTAAAACACACTTAGCTTAATTGCATTGCTTGTACCAATGCAAAGGGGTAGCAGATTAATAATGAGAGTACTGTTAGGAAGCGAAGAAAAGGTTGCAAACTTTAATTAGCTTTAAATTTGATACTTCGTTCTTGGAAGCGATAAAAACTTATCAAAGCAAACCGACAGAAGTTATAGGTTGGAATCCTATATTATGCTGTAAGCAATCTTTTTATATTTTATATAACACTCAACACCAGTTTAATATTTCTTTTAGCTCTGTTTGGTACTTGTGTAAAGTATTTAGATTTTTTTAATTCTAAGGCAGCTTCTTCATAATCAGAATCATCAACTGCTACTAAAAACTTTTTAAATTTAGTTAGACCTTTAATGCCTAAATTAAAACATAAGTCACAAAGCACCAGACGAATATTAAATGGTTCATACTTCCAATGTGGTAACTCACGATCTAAGTTCAAAAAGACATCATCTATATCATTGTCTAACATAAAATCTATCTCTGCTACGTTTAAACCTTTGCTATCTAAATTACGACCTACACCAATAGTTAAATTACCTTCACTACAATGATAAGGTCTGTATTCATAACCTTCTTCGTTTTTAAGTTTGGCTTTAAATTTTTCTATCAAAGCTGGTGTAATGCCGACATCATCTTTCATTTCTTCATCCACCTTAAAGACATCAGTAAAATTGGAATACTTGATATAAGCATCCAATTCATCATTATCTCTATATTCAACATTTTTCTTTTTCTTCTTAAACAAACCAAACATAAATTATTTTGCATGAACATTTTTAGTTTTTTCATAGG